GAGTGATAGGAGGCGTTGCCGGCCATCTGCGCCCATGACTGGAAGCCGCCGTCTTTGTACTGCTCCACCACACCGGTCTTGGCCACCCAGAAGTGTGACAGGACCGAGTTGGCGGGGTTCGCCATGTAGCGGGCGAGTGAGTTGTTGCCCTGCTGGACGTGCAGGACGAGCCCGAGGGAACCGTTGAGCGGGCGCGTGGCGTAGGGGACGGGGTGTTGCGCGGCACCCGGGTATAGGAAGGTGACCATCGCTCTCCTACGGTTTCAGGGCTGCGTAGACGCCGAGGATGGCGACTAGCAGCAGCAGTGCGCTGATGATGACTGTAGCGGTGGCCCGGCTGGTTGTGCCCGATTCGGACACGTTCGCCTTCACGCCTTGCGCCTCGTACTGGGCCCGGCGCAGGTCCTGGATGTCTTTCTGGATCGGTTCGAGCGCCGCGGCGAGCCCAACGGCTGTTTGCTGCCTGGCGGCCTCAACCTGCCCGCGCAACGCCTCCGCTGAGGCTGCGACCTGGCCTGCGAGGATCGCCGCCGCGCCGACGTCGACCGCGCGTATCGCGTTGATACGTGCCGTCTCGGCGTCGCGTAGCTTCTCCTCATATTCGGCGCGCAGCACCGCCTGCTCGGTCAGGCGCTGGCTGTCGAGCTCGCGCAGGTCGTCGAGCCGTTTGACGTTGAGTTCGACGAGCTCGCGCACATTCGTGGTCGGGTCGACAACCGTCTGCCCTGATGCGTCGACAGCCGGACCCGGTGGGGTGTTTCTGGCCATCAGGGTAGGTCGCAGACGACGTGGGAGTTCACCAGTTGTGGATGCGTGCATACTGGGCGGCTGCCGTGGTCCCAGGAGATGACCGATGCGGCAATAGCGCCAATAAGGGCGACGACGATGCCGGTCCACAGTTGGCGGCGTTCACGGGCACGGCGGGTCGCTTCCGCTTTCAGGTCAACAACCTCATCGGCGATCCGTTCATCGGTTTCCTTCAGGTAGGCGTATTCGCGGTCCCATGTTTCACGGTTCGCCTTGTAGACGTCTTTTGCAACCACGTCGTCACGCCACGTAGCCATGTCGGTGCGGATGCCAGCGATGTCACCGGTGATGGTGTCAAGTCGGGTCAGGATCTCTCCGTCGCTCAACGCGCCACCTCGGCGGGCGTCATCGGTCATCGCTTCCTGTCCACTACGCCGGCGTCGACAGTCACGGATCTGATCGTAAACCCGGCACCGAGCACACTGATGATCACAACGCGCCGGCCAGCGACTGGTACAAGATCGAGAGCAGGTCCTGCCCGATGCACCCAGCCGGGGTCAGCGTCAAAACGTCGGGGTCAGCGGCGTATTCGGTTTCGGTGACCAGCATCTGCAGCGGCCCCTGGGCGAGCAGGTGCGAATGGTCGGGGTCGACGTCATAGACGGTGACGATGCAGCCGGCGCGAACCGTCCCAAGGTCGACCGGCCCGCCGTATTGGTTGTGTGAGGTGCCGCTGACCGCGCGGAGCTGCCCGTATTGGACCGAGAGGGTGTTGGTGTAGGACGGTGCGGCGAGGTTCGCGGTCAGCCAGTTGCTCAGGTACGTCGCCGCGGTCCCCGAGCTCAACGTCCCGAGGCCGGTCATGTCGTAGAACCCTTCGATGTGCCCCCACTTGGCGATCGCGTCGGTGTGGGTGGTGTCGGTGATGACGACGGTGGCCGATCCGTTGTTGTAGAGGCCGACCGCCTGGGTGTAGCCGACCATCTGCGGCGTCAGGGGTTGGGGTGCGCGCAGGACATATGACGGGGCGGTGGGCAACGCGGCCATAGAACACACCCCGAGCGGGCTCAGCGACCACGCCTGTGCGAGCGCGCTGCCGACCGCGTCGAACGCGCCGTTGATATCGGTGCTGCCCGACGCGGCAGTGCCTGCAGTCGGTAGCGTCCCGGCCTTCGTCCACGGCAGCCCGCGGGCGATCGCCTGCGTGACGACCGCGTCGAGGTTGTAGGCGTTGCCACCGGACTCCACCGCCATGAACCCGCCCGAGCCTGTCGCCGACACGACCGCGGCTGCGAGCCCCGGGCCTTGTAGTTGCCACGGCTCGCCGCGGGTCGCCTGACCTAGCGACCCTTGGAAGCGGATCGCGCCACCGGACTGGATGACGGCTTTGCGTCCCAGGTTCAGCCCCAGGTGTGACAGCAGCGGATCAACGGACAGATTCGACTGCCAGTTCGTGTCCCCACCGGGGTAGGAGGTGCGCCACACCAGGCCGCTGACCGCGCTCGGCTGCCCCGGGACGAGCCGGTCGAGGAAGATGCGCCGCCCACCACCGGGGTCCTCGGTGTAAAGCAGCGCCGGCGCGGACCTGGTGAGCGCCATTAAGCTGCGGTCCGCTCGCCCAGGTACCGGTCGTAGTAGGAGACGGATACCCCGCCGGGGGCGCCGTCGATCGCGAACGCGAGCAGGTAGTTATCGACACCGCCGTCGACACTCATCGCCCCCGACACCTGCACCCCCGACAAGCCGAGCAGCGACGTCGCATCGGAGCGGTCTGGTGCGGTGCCGGCGAACACGTCACCCATGCCGTACGCGGTTGCCTCATCGACCCAGATGATCGGCGCTGCGGTCATCGTCGGCACCCACACGAGGAACCCGCGGGTGTCGACCAGGATGAGGTCGGTGCCGGTGAACGCGAAGTCGTAGGTCACATTGCCGGCCTGGTTGGGGACGTCGATCAGCGGCAGTGTCAGGTCACCGAAGTCCCCCCAATGTGTGCCGCCGGCGACGGCGGTCGCAGCTAGTGTCGCGGTCGCGACGCTGGTGCCGTTCACTGACTGGGTGACGGTCATGGCTGCGGCGGTGGCGATGTTGGAGGAGTTGACGCCGATCACCCGGTAGGTGCCGGCGAACGGTGACGGTGCCGTGGTGGTCGCGTGACCGGAGGTGACACCGAGCAGCATCGGGGTGTTGATCGAGGTGCCGGCCGGTGCGCGGGCGAGGAGGAAACCGCTGATCGTCGGCCACGGCGTGCCAGCAGCGAACGCGCTCGACGTGCCAACTGTGAGCATCACCTCATCGACGTAGTGCAGTTCACCGAACGATCCGCCGCCGACGTCGACATTGATCTGGCATGCGACGGCCGCAGCAGGTGCGGTCCCTGTGATGTGCACCCGAGTCCAGCCGCTGGTGGTGTCGTTGACCGGCGTGGCCTGCATGTTGCCGACGTTGGTTCCGCCCGCGTCGAGCCAGATCACGGTCACATAACAGCCGCGCACGTTCGCACCCGAGCGGAACGACGCGGCCATCGTGTAAGTCAGCCCACCTGTTACGGGCCAGCGGGTGGTCGACTCGGCGACCATTGTTCCCGATCCGTTGCTTTGCAGCCGCATCGAGTGGGTGCCGTCTAGCGCCTGGGTGGTCGACTGTGTGACGGTGCAGGTGCTCGCGACCTGCACCCACGATCCGACACCAGACTCGAACGATGCGTCGGCGGCGGTGAGCAGGTTGATGCCGCGAGATATCTGGATCGATGCGGGCGCGCGGGCGTCGCCGAGGATCCCGCCGAGTTTGAACACGGCGCCGTTAGTGGTCGAAGCGACCGAACCGAGGCCAGGGTAGGCGCGCAGCATCCCCAGGTAGAACGTGGTCGCGTTGAAGTTGTTGCCCTGGTACTGGTTGAGCCAAAGCTGCCAGGACACGATCGCGGACAGATCGATCGTCGCGCCCGTCAGGGAGAATGTGACGTACTGCCAGCCCGACGCCGGGTTGGTGCTGTAGACGGTGAATAGTTGGCTCGCGGCTGAGGAGTCGGTGAGGAGAAGCTGCGCATACTTTTGGAACCCGGTGCTTGAGGAGAACCCGAAGTCGATCACTGGGCAGCCCGCCAAATCCCAGGTGCCGGTCACGGGGCCGACCATCACAGCCAGAGCGGCCGCCGCGAACCCGGGGCGCCAGAAATCGGCGTCGGCGCGCATGCACGTCGTGCCGTCGATCCCTGGTGGGCTCGACTGCGGGCCATAGGCGTTGCCGACTGTCGCGAATGGCACGTCCGAAACGTCCCCGTAGTAGTTCGTCTGGTCGCTGGGGGTGTAGTACACGTATTCGGTGCCTTGGGTGAAATCGCCGAGCTGCACCGATGTCGAAGAGCCAGCAACGACCCGCTGCAACGGGGAGCGACCGAATGGCAGCGCGAGCATGCTGATGTTGACGATCCGCCAGCCCTGCGCCTCAGACTTACGTGACCACGTGGTATCAACCTGCCCGCGGAACACGTCGAAGATCAGCGGCAGGCCCCCCGCGGGGGTGTATTGCAGTGTCGTCGGCAGGCTTGAGTTGACGATGGCGCGCAGCGCCGAATCGGCTTGGGCGAGGGCGAGCCGGTTCGGGGCGTAGATCGCGATTTGCAGCTTGATGGTGCGGTTGTCGGTGAAGTCGCCGGTGACGTAGGAACCCATCGTCAGTTGCGCTTGCACGACCTGGGTGATGGCCTGCGGATCCCCCAGCCCACGCTGCCCGTCGGTCACGTTGTAGGGCGCACCCGCGCCACCAAGTAGCTCGAGCTGACCGGCGAGGATCAGGCTGTCACCATTAATTGACACGGGCTAGGACTCCCTTGCTCGGCGTGGTGGCGGCGCGTAGCTGCGGGGTCTTTGCTGCGGTCGAGATCGCGGTGCCCACATGCGCGCCGGTGGCCGCGGGTGCTGCCGCGAGGAGGTCACGGATCTGGGCGAGCAGGCTCGTCTCCTGCGTGCCGTACTTGTCCATCGCGGCCTGGTAGCCGTAGGTGCCGCCCAGCGCGGTGATCTGGCTGTTAACCGCGTTGAGCTGCCCGATGGTGCCCGGTGCGCTGTTGACCAGTGCGTCGAGGACCGACAGCGAGGAGGGGCCAGCGGCGATGAACTGCTGCACGAACGCAGGCGATAATCCCATCTGCCCAGCCTTTTTGATGTCGGCGACGAACTTCTGATCGGTGAACAGCGTGTTCATGGCGGAGCCGACGGTCTGGGACTGTTGCGTTGTTGTGGAGCGGCCTTGGGCATCCATGTAGATCGACGTGTAGGTGCCGACGGTCGGGGCGCCGGTCACGTTGTAGGCGAGCGACGCCGCGGCTTGCTGCCCGAAGGCCAGCGCGGAGGAGAAGATTGATTCGAGTGCGGTGCCGAGGGTTTGGGCTTGCCCGGTCAGTTTCTGGTTGATGTTGGTGAACGCTTGGGTGAGCGGGTTGGTGCCGGTGGTGATCCCTTGCGCGAGTGACTGCATCAGGTTCAGCCCGAGGATCGCGGCGAGGCCTTGCGCGTTATTCGCTGCCGCAGTCACAGCGGCCGACGGCGCACCGGACCCGCTCAGACCACCGGGGACGCCCGACGCGTCAGCGGGCGCTGCGCCGGTGCCCAGTTTGAAGGAATTCATCTCTGCGTTGAACTGCGCCAAGATGCTACTAAGCGGGCTCGCCGGGGCAGCCGATGCAGCGGGAGCGCCGTAGCCGTTGACGACCTGCGGGTTGATGGAGTTGAACGGCGCCGATGACGTGGTAGCGACACCGATCAGGGCCGCGGCGGCGGCGACGTTGTGCAGGTCAGTGATCGCCGTGTTTGCGAAGCTGTCGAAGCTAGCTGCAGCGTCTTTCAACCCAGAACCAAGACCCGGCACCCACGAGAACGCAGCGGCGGCACCATGCAGGATGCCGCCGAAACCGGCCTCAACGGCTTGCACGAAATCGGCCATCAGGTTCGCTATCACGCCGATCGCGTCGCCGAAGAACTCGGGCCACGCCTGGAAGAACGACCGCACGTAAGGCAGCGCAACGTTTAGCGCCTGCACAATGTCGTCGATGGCTCGCAGCATGAACGCACCAACGGGTGCGAGGTCGATGATGAGATTCAGGGCCAGCATGCCGATGTCACCGAGGGTCTTGACCAGCAGCGGCCCGTTGGTCTGCATGTAGGCGATGAAGTTCCGGAACCCGGCCGTCCCATCCAATGCGGCAGCCCATTTCGCGAACGAGTTAGCTGCGTTGTCGAGGCCACCGACGAACAGATTCGTGAGTGGGGTGAATGCCTCCATGATGGAGATGACACCCGCGCCGAACTTCGCGAAAATGTCAGCGAACGAAAGAATGATCGGCCCGGCCTCGGTCGCGACCCAGGAGAAGAACGCCTTACCAGCTGGGGATGCGAGGGCGGCGACGAACTCCTTCGCCACCAAGTTGACGGCGATAGCGCCAGCAGCGATAACGGGCGTGATTTCGGGCAGCACCTTCGCGAGCCCCGACGCGGCGGTTTGGAACAGTTCGAGGGTTTGCGGCTGGAATGCCTCAGCGAAGGATTTCCACTGATCGGATAGCGATTTCATCGCAGTCGCGAGCGCGATCGTGGGTGCGCCGATCTGCTGCACCAGCGCGGCCTGCTTCGCGAGCGCATCGTTGCGAGCGGGCGCCGTCGTCGCGTCGTTGACGGCCTTCTGCGCCGCAAGAAGTTCCTGGCTCGCCGTGGTCGCGTTGGACAGGTTCGTCATCGCAACCGCACCGAAACCGCCCAGAGCCAGACCACCAGCGGTGAACGATGAAGCCAACGCGACCGCACCCGTGATGAGCGACCCGCCGACTGGCGCAAGCAGCGGCACCAGACCAGCGATCGCTAAACCGAATGGGCCTATCGCCGACGCGGCACTGCCGAACGCGCCCGCGAGGCCACCTCCGCCGCTCTCGGCACCTCCCGCGCCACCACCGGCAGCACTCCCCCCGCCCGCGAGCGAACCGCCGACTCCATCTAGCGATACCTTCAACGCCGCAAGTTGCGCCTCAGCGGTTACGACACCCTCAAGATTGATCTTCGGGTTCGCTGTCGTTCGCCCGATGCGCAGCAACGACGCCTCAATGCCCAACAGGTCAGCTTGCGCCTTGTCGGAGTTGACGTTAACGCGGGCCGCATAAGTCTTAGCCTGCAGATCTGTGAGACGCACACGTACATCTGCGAGGCGAAGGAGCGCCGCGGCCGTGTCAGCGCTGATCTTGACTGTGGCCGGTTTCGTTGATTCGTCAACTTTCGCCCGCACATCCTCGCTGAACCCTGTAGTGTCAGCGCCGATCTTGACGAAGCGGCCGCGCGCGTCACGTGGCCGAGTCGCCTCCTCCACCTTCGCGTCGAGGTCCTCAGTAAACCCAGTCGTATCAGGGGTGATCCTGACAGTCGCCTTCGCGAGCTCGTCAGCCACCACGCACCACCGAGAACCGATTCAGCTGCGTCACAATGTCGATCACGTCAGCCAACTCCTCTCCCTCATCAGCACCAACCTGCGCGGCAGCGGTAGCCGCGTCGGCGTCGACCAGTTCCTGCTCCAACGACGCCCGCGCCGGCACCCAATCAGGGTTCGGGCCGGCGAACGCGAACCGGATCGCATCAACACGGTCCGACCATGTCGCGTCCTCCACCAGCAGCCCGTAGGCGACGTCGAGCATCGCCTCCGCGCTCAGCCGGTCGACGCCCTTCGGGTGGTGGCCCGCGAGGATGAGCCGCCCGCGGACTTCGCCCTGGTGGTTGAGCGTCCAGTCGAAGAGCGCACGGGCGGCACCGTAGGGCGCCCCGTAAGCGACCCGAACACAAAGGTGATGATCGGCGTGAGGATCGCCAGCGTCACCTTGGAGTCAGGTGCGCGCAGCATCACCATGAACGCCTCCACCTGCGCCGGCACGATGACCGCCTCAAAGAACGGGCCGACCTCGATCGCCGTCTCCTGCGGATTACCCGCAGCTGCGATCAGCCGCTGAATCATCGAGAACGGCACATCGTCGCGGGAGCGCACCGACCACGTCTTACCTGCCAGCTTGAACGTGCACGACGGGCCACGCCCCGCGACACCCTTACGAGCCTCGGCGTCGAAATCCTTAAACGCCGGCGCCACCCTGCCCGCCATTAGGACTGCTCGAACGGGTCGAAGATGGTCCGTACGAGCGCGAGCCCACCCGAGGGAACCTCAAGAGTGAACACGTTGTTGATCGTGTTCATCGCGTTGCCCTTCTTGTGCGACCCGGTGATCGCGCCCGTCTGCAGACACTTGCGGTAAATCTTGCGCTGCATGTTGTTCGGCAACGCAGTGGTCGTGCCAGCCTTCGGGATCGCGTCCCAGCCGATCATCACCCGCGTCTCAGACCCGAACGGCACCGGCTCAACCCACATCGACCCGTCGGCGTTGAAACCCGACGCGCCGGCGTACAGGCTCGAGCCGATCCCCGCGTTGTAGGCGAGCAGCAGGTTGCGTGCGGTGATCTGCGCCAACGCGAACGACACCGTGACGACGCGGCCGGTCGCGATGTTGGTGACCGGGTCGAGTTCTTCCTCGACGGTGATCGGGGCGAACGTCGGGGCGAACGAATCAGATGTGCCGCCGGTGGTGTAGCCCAGCGCAACCCAGCCTGCTGGCCACGCGCCTGTCACAGCTGTTGGTTCGGTCGTGCCCAGCGGTGCCGCGTACAGCGTGCCAGGCCCGACGTCGATCTCGGTGGGATCAAACGCTGCCATTCCCTACTCCTTCGTTCTGCCCCTGGGGGCTGCGGGTTCTGCTCGCGTGGTTGACGCGTGCGGGTCGAGCTAGTTGGGGCGGATCGTGAACAGTGAATCGACCAGGTACCTTGCCGCCCCAGCGTCGGGGTCAGCAGATGGCACCACGTTGGTGACCTCAGCGTTGAGCACACACGTGCTTCCGCTGCCGATCGGGCCGTACAGGTCGTGCAGGAACGACTTGATCGCGAGCACGATCGCCGTCACGTCAGCGAACGTGCCGGCGCCCATGTTCGACTTGTCACCGATCCGCGGCCGGCCCCAGATATCCCAGGCGACGCGCCGGTTCTCCACCGGAACTTCCCCGCCGTCGGGGCCGCCGCCGGTGTCATAGATCCGCACCAGCGGCCACACCGGCTTATCAGGCATCGCGAAGAACACGCGGCGACCCAGCAGGGCCGGGAGGATCGCGCCGCGGGCCTCGATGCGCAGGTCACCGAGCAGGTCAGGGAATGTGGTCACCGTCTGAATGCTCATTCGCGTGCCGCCTCAAGGCTCGGGCGCAGGAAGGGGCGCGGCTCGAGGTAGCGGGTGCCTTCCTCGAGCCAGATCGCGTAGTTGACGCCAGGGATCGCTGGGTTACCACCGGATCCGATCTCGGCGTATAGCGACGACCCGAACAGGGCACCCTGGGGGTCGAGGGCAACAACGTGGCCGATGGTCGCCCGCAGTCGGCCCGTGTCGGTTGCCGGCGGCATCCCCGGTGCGCTCGCCTGATGCGGTACGCGAGCGCGACCGACCCGCAGCCGACCAGCCTTGTCGCGCCAGAACGTTGTGGTGTAAACCCGGCCGCCGCCATGCATGCTCAGCAGCCGCTTCTGCGCGTTCTCGACGTTGAGCGCGCGCCGCTCGAGGTCACGGCCGACCGGACCCTCGGGGTCGTTGAGGAGGAAATCCAGTGCCGTCTCATCGATGTCGACACTCACCCGGCACCGACTACCTGGCGCAGCGCACCCGTCACAAAGTCAAACCCGAGGCCGCCGGTCGCGCGAGCCCACACCAGGATGTACTTCTCGCCGGTCATCTCATCCTGCACGAGGTCGTCGCCTTTGAAGTCGAACGGGTCACTAGTGAATCCGAAGGTGAACACGCGCCGGTTACCGACACTCAGATTCGCCGAACCCGACGGTGCGCCGACCGTCGCCCGCAGCTCACGCATCACCGGCTCACGGTCAGGCAGCGGGTCATAGCCGTCGCGGGTCTCATCTTGTGGCAAACGCCACACCGTCACCGTGGTCCCGGCAAGGGGCGTCATGCGCGCTGCCACCCGCGCACCATCCGCTTGCGGTACCCCTTCAGATCCCGTTCGATGCTGGAATCCATCGCGATAAACGGCGACAGATCACCAGCAACAGATAGGCCACCGATGCTCGCCGACGTCGCCCCCACCGGCATCCCGACCAGCGCGACGGGGTGCAGGATCAGCCACGCCACGCGGGCGATCGCCCGGGCCACCTTCTGCGGCACCTGCGCAGTCGGCCCGTCGGTGGTGCCGTACGGCTGGAAACCGCCCATGTAGGTCACCACCGTCTGCGGCGGGATCGCACCCATCCAATCCCCCGCATTGACCAAAGCGGGCACCGGCAGGAACACGCCCAGGTAGATGCCGGCGCCTTGGATCGACTGCGGCGCCAAACCGGACGGGGTGCTCACGGTGTCGACGGGAGTGTTCGTCGGGTAACACACCCCGGTCCGATACACATACAACGTCTCGGTGAACTGCCCGTAAAGGAACGACCGCTTGCAATGCTCATCGACCAGGCTCGCGGCGCTGTTCAACGCCGCCTGCAGGTCAGCGTCAACGGTCAGCGTGTCCTTGGTGATCTGCCGGTACCCGGCGATCGGCATGATCGTCTCATCGCTCACGGCGACACCTGCGGATCGGCTAGTTTCGGGTCCGCATACGGGTAGGACTCAACCGACCAGTTCCCGCCGGCCGGTTTCGGTGGCTCGATCGGCACCAGCCCCGAATGGTGACCCGGGTCGACCTCGACTGGTTTCGGTGCGTCGGTGACCTTCGGCGTTCTAGGTGTCGACCGGTACCGCATCTTGGCTGCCATAGGTCACCGCCTCTCACAAGATTGGAGGGGGTGCCCCACACCCCGAACCGTGGGGCACCCCTGCTCACCAACCGGACAACCCGGATTAGGAGAGCTGAACGGTCGTGAACAAGTCAGGCCGCCAAACCGCCAAACCGACCCGCTCCTCGCAGAGCACCAGGATCTGGTTGCTCAGCGCGTAGGTGGAGTGCTGGGTGAAGATTTGGATGTTGACACCCTCACGGTCGAGGATCATCGCCCCGTGGGCGAAGTCACCGATCAGCGCCGAGCCCTTGACGTACGCACGTGAGCGGACTGTCGGCAGACCCCACACGGTGAGGCTGTTCAACATTTCCATCGAGTACGGGATGCCGGCGTCGAATGTGCCGGAACCGCCTGCGGCGCGCTTGGTGAACATGTTCCACGCGTCGACCGGGTTCAGGACGCAGCCGCTCGCGGTGCCGTCGACGTTTTCGATGTCGGCGATCGCCATGCCGATGCTCTGCGCGTACTCACCGGAGACCGGTGTGGTGGTCTGGATCCCGGGCACGTTCTTGATGCCCTGAATGTTGGGCCACGTGCCCGATCCGGCGATGAACTCCTGGTCTTCCTTGAACTTCACCAGGTACGGCAGCCGCTGGTTGATGTAGGCGACGACCAGCGGGGCATCCGACCACAGCTGCTTGGACGGCGACAGTGACACGGCGAGCACTGTCGGTGCGGCGACTTCGCCGACCATCGACAGCGACGCGTCGGGCTTGGTTGCGGCTTCCGCCACGGCCGAGGCGCCGAGCTCGTTGCCGGTCGGGTTCAGTTCCCGCACGTACGGGATCTGTGCCAACGTCGTCGGCTGGGACGGGATCAGGTCGCGCATCGACAGCCGCGCATGACGCGGGATCGGTGCGATCGGCTGCCCCACCGGCAACAGACTGTTGACCGCGGTCGAACCCGGCGTGCCCGGTCCCGATGTGGTGTCCCACTCTGAGATCGCGCGGGTGCCGTAGTTCGGGTCGATGTAGCCTTCGAGGTCGAACCCGGCGACGGGCACGTTGATGTTGCCGTCGCGCATGCCGTGATCGACCCACTCCTTCATCCCGGCGGCGTCCATGATCCGCTCGCCCAACGTCCGCTTGGCCCGCTCGCCGTGGATGCCGAGCGCTCCGGAGGGTGGGAGGTTCTTGCGGTCCTCGTCGGCTTGGGTCGCAGCGGCACGCGCCCGCTCCAAACCGTCCTGGTGCCGTGCGAGGGTGAACACGGCGTCGAGGACGTCAACTTCGCTGAGCAGGTCCCGCATCTGCTTGCTGTTCTCATCGGACCGTTCGCCTTCGGAAATCTCCGACAGGCCGGCGCGCAACTCGGCGCCGCGGACGGCGAGCTCTTCCAGGCTTGCTTCCTTGTACGCAAAAGTGGTTGTCATCGCTTCGCCTTTCAGGCGCATGGGATTAGTGGTCCCGCGCTCGCGAGCAATCGGCGTCAGCGACAAGCGGGTCATCACCGCCGAAGCGGTGGACGTTCGTTCAAGGGGAACGGTAGCATTACGGACGGGCTGCGGGTACCCACGCCCGTCTCGGCGTAGCAGCGGGCGTGTCGGTTCGATGGCCCGTTGCGACCCCCGCGAGGTTCAGCACGTACCTACGGAAGGCCAGCACTCTGCTGACCGTCACTATGAGTCGTGCGCGGAACTCGGGCGATAGCGGCTCTTCGGGAAACTCGGTGTCTGCCATACCTATATACGCAAACGTGTGACACCTACCACGGTTGCCAGCCCCACTTGTCGACGTAGCGCTGCCGGTCGACCACCGCATGCGCCTGCGACTGCTCGCTCGGCGGGTTATCGGCGTGGCTGATCCCGAGCCCACCGATCAGCCCAACGCCGTGCGCGAGGTGCTGCGCCTCGAAATCACAGTCGCTGTACCACCAGCGGAACTGCGGGTCGAACCTGATCCCGAGCTCACCGGCGACCATGAAACACGGCCCCGGGACCCGGTTGAACACGTCACGACGGCCACCGCCGTAGTTGACCAGCACATCACCGGCCGCGACGCGCCCGTGCAGGTCAGGCCCGACCATCCCCAGGCCGCGTTCGCGTAGCTCGGTGCGCATCGACGCCAGCGCGAAACCATCGCAGCCCTGCACATCCGAGGACAAGCACGCCACCTCATACGGGTCATCGCCAGCCAGAGCCGCGATCCAACCCAGGCCGAGGTTCATCCACTCACCGAACAGCATGCCTGGGCGGTCGAAGATCAGCAGCGTGGCCGCGAGCCCTTCAAGATCGGCGACGCGGAGGGTGTCTGGTCGTGTCGTGACGATCACGACCCGGTTAGCGGCCACCCCTGAGAGTTTGATCGTGTCGCGCAACTCGGCGGCCCGCGACCCGGTGCAGGGGATCAGCAGCCACGTCGTCATAGCTGCGTGTACGGCACTTTTAACAGTTCCGCCTCCCCGGCTATTAGCTCCTCGCCGGGGCCAATCATCAGCGCAGCCACCTGCTCAGCGACGTCCTGGCTGACCTCCCAGAATCGCACCGTGGCGACACCCTCACCAGGCGCAGCGTCCTCGGTGTGGCCGACCATGACCGAATAGGTCGTCATCGCGTGCCGGACTTTCGGACGCGGTCCTTCACCTCGGTGCTGCTGATCGACCCCGGGGGCCGCGGCACGTACAGCAGCGAAATCCCGCGTTCGTTGAGGTAGTCCTGCGTTACGGCCAGCTGCGCGTAGTAGTCCTTCTGGTACTGCGCCCAATCCTGGCCGATCACCAGATAGTCGGGCCACACCTGCTCGATGACGACCTTGGCGTCCTCGTTGCCGGTATTCTCGATCACATCATCGACGTAACGGCACGAGGCGATGATGACCATCCGCTCGTGCAGCGTCTGAGGCGGACGGTCCTTGAACCGGCCGGCGAAGTCGTCGCTGTTGACCGATACGACGACCTTGCCGCCCGGGCCGGCGAGTTTGCGGCACTGTTGGAACAGGAACACGTGCCCGCTGTGAAACAGCGAGAAGGTGCCCATTGTGAGGACCGTCGTCGGTCGCGGCGGTATCGGGTGCAGTTCGTAGCTTGAGGCACCGTCGCCGGCTCCGTAGAGCACTCTGCCGTCGTAGGTCAACTGCTCGCCGCTCACCGGTACACCTTGAGGTCGTGGCCGCGGCCCTCGACGGGTCCGATGCTCATCGGGTAGTGCTGGGCGACGCAATCCTCGCGGACCCACGTCGGGAAGCCGAGCGCGGTCGCGTCGTTGTCGTAACACGGGTCATCGGTCAGGCCCAGATCGGGGTCGGTGCGCCAGCGGAGCCGGTTGAACAGGTCGCGGGCGACGAGCAGGAACCCGGCCGTGTTCATGTGCTGGGTGATACGCCAGTCCCACACCTCGCAATCGCAGGTCGCGTCAGGGTCGAGCCCGTAGAAGCCGCATCCGTCTATGTGCGGAAGCGCCGACACGTCAACGCGTGGCCCTTCGAGGATGTAGGTCGGGACGCGGCCGCCGACGATCGGGTAGTAGACCTGCAGCAGCTTGGTCAGTGCGTCGCCGGGGATTGAGGTGTCGGCGTCGGCGAACAGCACGTGGGACGCGCCGTTGTCGACGGCCCACTGAGTGATCAGGTTGCGGCTGGTGCAGATCCTTACGAGTCTGTTGCCGGTGGTGACGCTCGCGCGGCCGTCGTCGTAGGAGAACGTCAGCAGGTTGTTCGGGTGCAGCCCTTTGGCGTCCATCAGGTCAAGGACCGGCTTGAACACTTCAAGGCCGCGCGCGTCGAGTTCGAGGACGAGCAGCCAGTGGACGTCGGACCCGGCGCCGTCGGCGCGCATGTGTGAGTCGCGGATTTCTTCGGCGTGGTCGAGCCAGGAGGCGTAGTAGCCGGGTTCGGGGCCGATCTTCCACGCGGGTAGTTCTGAGGCTACGACGATCATGGTCGGTCCTTTGTTCGGGGTGCCCGAATGCTACGCGCCGGACTAGCCCGCTGTCAGCACGCCATTGGTCAGAAACCCGTGATAATCCCCAGCTTGGATCGAACCCCCACCAGCGGCGCACGTCAGCCCGTTCTTGTCGACCGTGACTGGTTCGGTCAGCGGGTCACCGTGACGGACCCAGCAACGGTGCGCATAGTCGTAGGGCATCGTGCAGTTGCTGGCCCTCGAATCGATCGTCCACTGCGACCCGTTGGGGCAGACGACGGTCAGCTGTGGCCCTTCGGCGAATAGGTAGGACGGCGACCGGCACGGCAAAGTCGGATCCGCTGACGACGGGCCGCGGTAGTGGCTCGGGTTCGCGGCGAACGACGCGCGCACCGATGAGAGGCTCTCCTCGGTGTAGCCCGACCAATCATCGGGGCCGGTCGGCGGCGCGCTGCTTTGGCGCATCTCCTGAAACCACATCGCACCCGGTGGCAGCTGGTGATGCCATTCGATCTGTGTCGCGATGATTTCGCCGGTGTCGATGCGACGCCAGTCGTGCAGGGTGTCATCCGATGCGCCGTTGCGGATCGATGTTTCGTTGCACCGCTCGACCATGAACGTCGGTGTCGCAGGATAGGTCACTGGTCGCGCACCACGCCACGAAACGACGTCCGCACGTCAACGTCGGAGCCGAGCTCGTGCACGACGTAGGGATTGCGGCCCGGGCCATGATTCGGGGCATAAGGCCGATCGCCGCCGACCGCGAAGAACTCCATCGCCTCGTGAAGTTCGACAAGACAGAACTGGTCGAACAGCCACCGCAACCACGTCCGGGCATCATAGGCAGCCGGGGGCACCGGCATGTAGTGGTACACGCCGTAGGTCTGACCGCGCTCGGGGTGATAGGAGTCGTAGCCCATTGTGCAGATGACCAGCGTCAAGCCTTCGCTGCCCTGTCCGCGATCGAGGTCTCGGAGCGTCACAGTCCAGTTCGGCCGGTAGGCCGTCTGCGCCACCAGGTCGGCGAGAGCCTGCGGGTATGGCGCGATCTGGCGATTCTCAGCGGACTCGGTCATGCCGTTAATCGTAGCTACTGAGGCTGGGAAACCCTCGGGTCCGTCACGAACGGCGCGGCAACAGTCGGCGCGGCGCACTCGTGCGGACCCCACTCGCCCAGCACAGCCTGCTTGACTGGCGTCGGGTTGCTGCCAGGCGGCGCGACCGCAACGACCCGCAGGTCACGGTCCTGCCCGCAGTCCTCGCACTTGACCTTGCCGTCGAATAGCGCCTTGGTTGTCATGCGTGCACCCTACCCTTGATCGTTGACTCCCACGCATCAGCCCACAGCTCGCCCCACTGCTCATACGTCTGCAACGCCGCGGCCGCCCGCGCCCGCCCAGCAACCTCAGCCCGATAATCGTCACCGGCAGCGAGCGCGCCGAGCTCGCGACGCCAATCCGCCGCCGTGTCAGCCAGCACACCAATCCCATGCGACACCAGACGCCGGTTATCCGGTGTCGGTGACACCACCGCCGGCACCCCCACCGACGCGAACTCCAACGACTTCAGCGCGCTCTTCGCCCGACCGAACCTCGTCGCAGCGAGCGGCACCATCCCCACCGCGACCCTGGCCAGCTCACGCGGATACGCAGCGAACGGCACCCACACACCAAGCGACGACACCGCAGGCACCCCCAACGCCGCAGCGGCGCCGCGACCCGGGCCGACGATATGCACCCCCCACCGGTCGTGATCCTCCAACGCGCCGCGCAGCCCGGGCGCTGCGACCTGCAGATCACCGGGGTGCGTATCAACGCTGCCCGACCAGCCGAACGTGCGCTCAAGAGGCTCAGCTGCCGTGATCGCCAAATAGGAGGCCGGGACCATGTTCGGGAGCACCACCGCACGCCCGTGGCCGTAGCGGTCACGCAACGCCGGCGTCGAGACCGTCACAAGGTCCGCGAGGGTCGCGGCGCGCATGATCCAATCCTTGTTCGCCCACTCATGGGCCAGCTGGCAGTTGGATCGGCAACGCCGTGTGTGGTGCGGGGAGTAGGTGGCGTGCGCGCCGTTGTCGAGTGGGATCGCCTCAAAGTCGTCGTCTAAGTCGACGACGACCTTCACGCCAGCCTTCTGCAGGTGCGGGATGATCTCGGCCCAATGCGCACGCACCGGCCGGTTGATGACCACCACGTCGGCGTCGGGTGCCTGCTCGAGGCCGATACAGCGCGCCTCGTACGGCGGCATCTTCCCTGTCCACTTGCGGTCCCATTGCGCGAGCGGCCCGACCTGGTCGATGACGACGTCGACCCCTTGCGCGGCGAGGGCGAACGCGGGGAACTTCATCCGGTACCAGCACGAGGCGTCGTCGTTCGCTGGCCACACCAGCACCCTCACGGCCACCGCTCAAGGTCGCGCGCGCGGACGATGAACTGCAGATCCCACCAGTTATGCGACACCCATTCCGAGCCGTCATACATCGTCAGGAGGATGCAACCCTCTGGTGCCGTCTCGATCCAAGTGTTGAAGAGTACCGACGTCGAGCGAATCGAACCGTTGTCGAGTAGGTCCACAGACAGGCCAGCCGCGGCGCGCATGACCGGCACGCCGTCGGTGTCGGGGCGAATGTCGATGAGCGAGTCGAACACCGGCTCGGTGGAGACGCGTATCGGCAGCGCGGTCATGACGGTTCTACTGCGGTATAGGTGCTGGTGGTCACGGTAACCCCCAAGATCGGCCGGAAATCTTCGGTTAAATCTAGCCCCTCAAACGAGGTGCCGAAACATGCAAGCTAGCCGACGCGGATGCTGCGCAGTCGGCGCCGGGCCACCTCAATGTCGAGCAGCTCATCGGCGCCGTCATCGACACTGCGCCCACCAGAATCGCCGGCAACCTCCACCCCGGTGCGCTTCGCGGCCGTCTTGATCGCAGCCTTCACCTTCGCCAGATCCTCGGCACTGTAAAGCGCCGCGTTCTTCTCCTGGTTGATGAACGCCCACGCGCTCTTGACATGCGCGGCGGTGTCGATCGGGTACCGCTTCTGCTTGTCCTTCTGATACCCGGGGTCGGCGTAGGTCACGTCGCCGAACGGTTCGCCTTTCGCGGCACGCTCAGCCTCGAGCTCGGCCGCGGCCGCCCGCGCAGCGTCGATGGTGTCAGCGTCCGCGCCGTCGTCAGGGTCAGGCAACCCCAGCGCCTCGAGCAGCTCATCGGCGGCGACGTCAGCCGCATGCAACAACTGTGCGACCTGCCCCACCCCGGGCGGCAGCGTCGACAGGTCAAGGCCGTCGATGATGGCGATCGCGGCGTCGACCGCGCCGTCGATCGCCTGCGCGAGCTCAGCCGGTGTCGCGTCGTCATCCTGCCCGTCGCCGTTGCCGGTTTCGTCGTCGTTGTGTGAGGTGACGGTGCCATCGTTGCCGACCGTGATCGTGATCGACCGATGACCAGCCGCGAGCGCCTGGTGCAACGCCGCACCAACCGCATCCGCCGCCTCAGTGTCGGGCGCCTGGATGATCTCGCCGTCGGCGTCGCGGACGCTGATCGTGTGCGTGCCGACCACTGACGGGTCGACGACGGGGGAAACGTGGACTAGGCGGGCGCGCGTGAACTTGTTGACGCCGCGCTGGTTCGGGTCGGGCACGGTCTCCCCGTCGCGGAACTTGTACGACCAGCCTTGCAGGTGGCCGTCTTTCAGCAGCGACCAGCAGGCCCTCGCGGAGGGCACGTCGGCGAAGTCAGCGAACCGCATCGTCAGCTGCGCGCCGCGCTCTGTGCTGTTGCTGGTGTGGACTGAGCCGACGATGTTGGCGATGTTCCGCTCATCGTGGCCGAACACCATCGGGATCGTCCGCTCGCCCGCGCCGACCTGCTGCAGCGACTCGTCGCACCAGCCCGCGCCCCAGGTCGTGCGGTAGCTGTCGGGGGTGTCTGTGAAGGGGCAGACCATCGCCTCGACGAAATGCTGCCCGTTCTCCTCGAACGTGCGGGTGCCAGCGTCCTCCATCAGCACGGTGCGGAACTGAGGATCCATCGTCGGTCTCCTGTCAGGTGACGGGCTGGCTGGTCTTGAGAGTACCCCCGGGGACGCTGGTGAGCCTAGAACCTGCCCGCAGGCGCGCCACGCCGATCGCTCATACCCTCGAAATATGAGCAGTTGCTAGACGGTGGCCCCGGCCGCGTTCTTCCAGACCGAGCCGTTCGACCAAATCGGAATGGCGAGGCTCGTGTCGTAGAACTGCGCACCAGCGCCGACAGCCGCTGCCGAGGGGCGCGAACCGGTCACTGCTTGCCCGGTCTTGAGCGACCCGAGCCCCGTGGTACCGCCGACCGCTAACACTCCAGCCGAATCTCGCACGAGGGCCAGATCGTAGGCGGTGCCGAAATAAATGCCGGTGCCGAGTCCTGCGGCTTGAATCTGGACGCCCGTTGACCCCGAGCCGAAGGTGACGGCTTTAGCGAAGTTGAGGGTGCCCCAATCGTCAGCGCAGACAATCTTCGATCCCCAGTTAGAAGACGGGGTGGCACCCATGCGAACACCGATCGCGTGTGCCGTACCCAATGCGGGACAGGGCACCGTGTACGGCCCGGTACCCGTCGCGTCACCGGACGTGACAATCGTTTCCTCGTTGTTGCCGAGGTCGATCCGCACCGACGAACCACTGGGAATGAACCTGTCTGAAATAAACGACGTGGCACCGATCGACGTGGCACCCCCGAGGGTTGCGAGGATTACCGATCCACCGGACGGCCCGAATGTGATGCTCGGGAATCCGGTGGTTACATCGGTGCCGATCGACACTTCGGATGCGAACCCGCGGCTACCGGCGATCCGCTGGTAGCTGTCTACCCCTTGACCTCCAGCGTCGCCAGGGACACGGAAAGTACCCACTTGCCCCGTGGTGGCCTCTGCGATGGCCGCGACGGTGTGCAGAAGTGCGGCGGCTGCCGGGGAAGCGTTGGTGTTCGGCTCGAACATGACCGTGCGGCCAGACAGGTAAGCGACCGCCGCGTCGTTGACGGAGAACTCTTCACCGAACGGGCCATACACGGTCGCCGTGGTGCCCTTGATGGCGATCGTGACCCGGTACACGGTGCCATCGGTTGCCATCGGCCGACGCCAGTTACCGAACAGGATGCCATTGTTTGTGGCGAAGTTCGCCTCTGTGTCTTGCCGCAACGCGACCCCGAACCCGTTTGGGCCGAAGTTGCAGTGGACCATATTCGCCAGCGACAGCGGCACATCTTTGGAGAACGCCATCGTCATCGACGCGATGGTCGGATCACCGGTGAACGACACTTCGCAACTGATCGACCGCGGCTGAACGGCGAGCGCCCCGTACAGGTAGCCGGTACCCGCCGAGTTGACGGCCCCCGATGTCACGGTCGGCGCCTGCGCACCCGTTGTGGCCCACGCGGGACCGATCAGCGGCGCGATACCGGACGGGGAGCCGTTCACATACCCGCTGAAGTCGTCGTAGAGGCTAACGGTGGCGCGGCCGATCGGCGCATAAGTGTTGTCCTGGGTGGCGGGAAGGTTCAGTGACCACTTCGACCCGGTACCCGATGCGGTGCTCGCACCCGAACCCTTGACTACGTTGCCGGTGACGATGTTCCCGACACAGCCTGAACTTTCAACGATCGCCGGGTTCGGGACCGCGTTGGTGTTGACGATGTTGTTGGCGACCGTGTTACCGGTGGACGTGGAGACGAGGCGGATTTCCTCGTATGTGCTGGTGGCCAACGAGTTTTGGTCGACCACATTTCCGGTGACGGTGCAGTAGTTGCAGTTCCCGACACGGATACCGGCCCCGGTGTTGCCGGTGACGCTGGCCCCGGTGACGGTAATCAGTGACGAGTTGTAGAGCGCAATCCCGTGGAGTAGGTTGCCGCGGTACGCGCCACCGATGACGGAACTGTCCTGCGTGCCGTCGTGGATCGAGACGCCCTCGTTCGCGTTGCCCTGGGCGGTGCAACTGATCAGTTCGACCCGGTAGTGAATGATGCCCGTCTCACCGCAGCGGTAGCCGACCTGGTTGTTGTAGGCGGTGCAGCCGAGGAGTTTGATGTCGTCCGCGAGGATTTCAAAGCCGGACGAACTGTTGTTCGTCGTCCCGTCGATGCCGTTGTCGTGGGCGGTGCACTGGGAGAAGACTGCCCGGTTTACCCGAATGATGTCCCAGGCGTAGGACTTGCAGTTGCGGACCTCGACGCGGGTTGCCTGAATGTCATACGGGTACGGCTGGCCGGTCGCGCCGCCGACGTAGATGCCGTACTGCCGGTACGTCGAGTCCAGGGTGTGCAGGACGGTTTTGTTGCCATCGACCGTGAAGTCCCGCATTACGACGTTGTTGACCTGCGTCGATGAGGTGACGTTAATCCGCAGCGTGGGCAGGTCGTAGGTGTAGCCCGATCCGGACGTGTTGGCGGGCGAGATGGATGGGTTCGGATCGTGCAGGAGGATAGTCGCGCCCATGCCCGCACCTGCGAGGGTCACGTTGCTGCCAAGCGAAATGTTGGCAACGACGTAAGTCCCGGCCTGTAGCTGGACCGTGCCGCCGCCTGCGGCGATACAGGCAGCGATCTTCGCTTGGACGTTCGCGGTGTCCGTTGCCCCTACACCGGTCGGTGCCGCGACGCCGAACACCTGCGCATAAGTGCTGGGAAGCGCCAGCAGCGCATCGTCGATGGCGTTGTGGTCGGCGGTGTGCCCGGTGTCGCCGATGTTGTGCGTGCCAGTGATGGCCATCAGTAGGTGTCCCTCAGTGAGAAGATGGCCGAGTCATCCTCGGCGGTGACTGACAGGTCGATCGCGTGCGCGATGCAATCAATCGTCCCAGGCACCCAGTCACGGTTCGTTGCTGACCACCGAGCACCCGTGGACACCAGCGCCACCGTCACACCGAACCCGTTCGGGTGCGCCGACCTTGATGCCACATACCAGACCGTGTCACTCGACACCGTCGCCGGCATCGCGACCACCTGCGTCAGCGCGCTGTCGGAGTACACGGTCGGGCCGACGATGTTGACGGTGTGCGCGACCCCGTTGACCAGCACCGAGATAGCTCGAGAACTCACGGGCGCGATCCCTTCGCGGCGGGGACGTACATGGTCGTGCAGCGGCAGTTGACGAAGTCGGACGGAGGCGCTGTGCGCATGTCGCCCGGGTGATCCATAGCAAAGCCTCCCACCATGAACGGTTCGCCCAATGGTCGCACCTGGCCGTTCGCTTCCGCGTGAGCCTCCCGCGTCCGCGCGTCGGGGGTCGCCAGCCACTCCTTGGACGCCACTATGCCAGCTGGCAGGGCGGTCGCGTACGCGTCCTGCGCCGTGTTCACAGCACTCATCGTTTCCGTTCTCGCGATCCGCTCGGCGCGCACGTTGTCGGCCTCATCGAACACGGCGCTGATCCGGTCAGCGATCGGTCGCATGCCTTCGCCAGCGGTCATGCCGTCGCTGATCGCGGCGTGGATCTGGTCGTAGGTGTCGCGGGTGACCTGATCGGCCAGCTTCGATACGCGGCCGGCGAGCGCCGTGCGAGCGGCACTGACCGCGTCGGGGAACACCGGCTGGCCGGGGGTGATCTGCTCAGCCAACCGCTGCGTCGTCAGCGTGCGAACCGTGGCGAACACCGGATTGAGCGCCGTCTGCGTCTCATCAGCCCAATGCGCGACGTCGAACACCGCACCCGCGTCGATCGCCCCAGCCGCACCCTGGACACCACCAGGTTGCGTAGCGTCGGCGGGTTGCGCGGCGCGGGTCATCATCGCCGCGCCCCGCCGGCCGGTCAGCCTGCTCATGACCGCTTTGCGTTGCTTGGCGAACACCGCGGCCATCGCCTCAGCCATTTGTGGCTCAAGCACATCAGCGTGCTGCTTGACCAGTCGCCGGGTCTGCACCCGCAGCTGCCGACGGTTCGCGGGGACCAGACCTGCGGTGCGGGCGCCGACCTGCCGCGGGTTGACGAGGATCAGTCCATGCGCGGGCGCGGTGACGCCCTTGCCGCACACTTTGCAGCGGCGCCGGTTGGTCGTCGAGGATTGGAACGCGTGAGCCGCGGCGACCAGCCGCGGCGGGTTACCTTTTGGGAGCAGCAGTCCCGCCGATGAAGCCTCGGTCAGCGCGTCACGCTTGTGCGTCTCGCCAGGCGCGTGCCCCGGTCGCGCCCCGGTCGCGCGCATATGCAGGTTAGAGCAGAGACCCTTGACCTCACCGGGGTTGACGTACTTGCCGAGCTCAACCACGCATCGGTCGAAGTCGCCATCGGTGCCCCAGCCGATCTTCGCCGCGCCTTCCCCGTGCGCCCAATACTCCATGAGGCGCTCAGTTGCGACGGGCGCCTTCGCGGTCTTATTGACGCGGATCCCGGCGACCAGACGCTCGATCACGGTCACCGCGTCGCGGGCCTGCGCGGGCAGCACGCCACGATCACCTGACAGGCCGGCAGCGTCGGCGGCGCGGTTCAGCTTCTGCTCGTGCATGTCCTTTTGCCACGGGCCGCTGGTGGTGTCGACGGTGCCGACCAGCGCCGGGATGGTGCGCTTACCTGCGCGGTCGAACGCGAGCGTGCGGTGGTAGCCGTCCGCGATCTCGAGCTTCCCCTCGCCGGTGTCGACGAGCACGACCGGGTCCATACTCTGCCCGTCCTTGACCGCGGCCGCGATCCCATCGACCTTGGACTGGTCGCGGCCACCGGGCCGGCGCGCCATCTTGATCTCATCGAGTGGCACCCCTGGGTCATATTTCCACGTCGCGGTTTTGACCCAGTCGAGCACGGTGCCGGGGTAGGCGTGCTCGAGGAGGTCGAGGACCTCAGCAGCCGGGACGGGCCCGGTCTTGAAGGTGGTTGCGGTCGCGCGGGAGAAGTTGCTGACCTTGTTTTGTCCTCCGGGCGCGTCGTCGACCGCCGGCAAGTTCTGCACCGGCTTGTCCGCAGGGCTTAACGGGGCGAGACCAACGTCGTTGCGCCAATCATCGGCGGTCGCCAGCCCTGCGGCGACCGCTGCGTCGGCGGCCATTGGGGCGAACACATTCGACCCGGCGCGCAACGCTTCGACACCGGAGAAATCGAACCAGCACACGTTCCCGTCACCGAACCGCGGCGAGAGGAACTGGTTGATGTCGTCGCAAATCTCGGCGGCGATCTCCATGATGGGGCCGTCCCAAAAGTTCTTGGCCTCCTGGTTCGCGTTCTCATAGACCCTTTGTGTTGAGTCACCGAGCAGCGACATGGGGACGCGCCACGCACGGAGCAGGTCCGCTTTGACTTCCTGCAGGATCGCCAGCACGTTCGCGTCGACCGGTGTGGTCGCCAAGTCGATGACCTGGATCGGCGGCAGGCCCTTCCCTGCGCCCGCAGCTGGGGTGCCGAGCGGATCATCCTCGTAGTAGCCGTGCAAGATCCGGCCGCCGTTGTCGTAGCCGGCGTATTCGGCGGCGAACTGGTCCTCCCAGGCGCGGCGCTCATCATCATCGGCGATGTCGGGGGTGATGACGAGTTTGCGGGCCGACAGCCCGTTCTTCGCCAGCGCCCACATGTACCGGTCCAGGGCGATCTGCAGTGAGGCGGGCATCCCTGCGGCCATCAGCGCCGATTCGGGTTGCCGCCAGTCGATTTGGCCGGGGCGCCACGAGTAGAACACCTGGTCGGCGGTGAACGGGATCAGTCCGCTGGGCAGCATGTATTGGAACCCGTCGAACCAGCGGACGGACCCGGTACCGGACGGAATGGGGTTGAGGAACGGTGCGACGAGCGGCCAAATCGCGCCCGGGACTTTGGAGCCGGGCGGGCACACGGTTTCCCACGCCATCCGGCCTGCGATCAACCTTTGGATGATCGACCAGATCGCCAGGTTACGGCTTGAGGTGGCAGGGTTGGGGCCGCACGGTGGTGGGCCAAGAAGTTTCGCGCCTTGGCTGCTGGTGTCGTAGTCGCCGGGCTTGTTCGGGTCGGCACCGAACCGGATCGGCAACGACCCGAGCGCGGTCGCGATCGTACGAACGGGTTGCATGATGTAGATCGACGCCTGGTAGCCGTTGCGGATCGCGGTCAGCCCATCCCATTCGGGGACTTGCGGCATGCCGGGGGTTGAGTACCAGACGTTTCCTGAGCCGCCTTTGGGGGGGGTGTTGTTGCCGGCGGGTGGTTTGGTGGTGACCGCTGGGGTGGGGGCGCGTTCACCTGACAGGCCAAGGACACGACCGAGGGCTGTCACAGGGTGCGCTCCTTCCGTGCATCGACGCGGGCGCTGACCTTACGGGCGAACGCTAGCCGCTCATCCTTGGGCATGCGGGCGATCAGGCGCGGCGTCGCACGAAATGTCGCCACACTGCTCCCGAGCGCAACCACGCACACGACCCCGAGGAACCAGACCAGCATCATGCGGCCACCTTCGGCTTGACGTGAACCACCATGCGGCGAGGACTAGGCACGTACTCACTGGGCCAGACGGCCTGCATCACCGCGTCACCCGAGTCGGTCGACCGCCCGATCCGCTTCTTGATCTCATCCTTGGTCTCGATCTGGATACGGCCACCCGAGGCGACACGCCAATGCGGGGCTGTCAGGTCGCCGAGCAGCAGATCGTCATCGGGGAGCGCGAGCGTCGGCGCAAATGCGGGGTCGAGCATCTCGCGCAGGTTCCACCAAGCGGCCGACCGGCAGTTGACGAAACCGAGTTCACCGCTGCGATCCAAACGGCGCGTACCCTCGCCCGCATTGAACGCGTCGACCGGGACGTCATTCTCGCGCAGCTTGTCAACGACACCAGCGCCCATATTGAGCACATCGACTATCGCCTTGCCGCCGCCCGCACCGCGCAGAATGCCCTCAGCGCGCCCAGCCGTTTCCATCGTGCCTTCAAGCCTGGTGTAGCGCAGGGTATCGATGATGTGCCCGTGCAGCGGTGCCATCACAGTCTGGTCGCTGCCGTACCGTGCGACGTCGACCCCGACTGTCGTCAATGGGGGAAGCGGAGCGCCGCTGGTCTTCCACGCCTTCCAACGCTCCACCGCTGCCTCAATCCACGACAGCGGGATCACCCCAGCCTCATCGGAGGTGTGGAACTCACCCAGCACACGGTTAGCGAACAGCGCCGAGTTCTCACCCCACTGCCGACGTCGCGCATCGACCCATTCGCGGGAAATACGGCCCGCGGTGATCGCCTCCTCGACAGTGACGTGCCGCGTCCACCAATCCTCAAGACCCTCCCGCTTGGTGTGGATCTCATAGAACCGCCCCGACGGCTCGCCAGGGGTTGAGAACGCCAGCGCGTACGCGTCGATGCTCTCCCCGTTCGCACCCGAGAACGCGCCCTCGGCGGCGTCGAACGTCGCCGGGATGATCGCCTTGGACTCATCGAAGATGTAAAGCACAAAGTCGGCGTGGACACCCTCGATCAGCGCCGGGTTGTCGGATGCGACAGCGAACGCCGACCCGCTCGCCAGCTTGATCGTCAACGTCAGCAGCTCGCTGCGCTCATTGAACGGGCCCCGGCCGACGACGTCCCAGCGGATACGCTTCGCCCACTTGCGGATCTCGGGCCACAGGTAGAACTCCAACTGCCGCCACGCGCCGGCGGTCGTCGCAACCTTCCAGTCAGCACGCAGCCAGTCCCGCGAACACGCAAACCACAGGACCGCGAGCGCGTTGACCGTCGTCTTACCGAGCCCGTGTGGCCCGCGGACGGCGGCCCGGTGATATTCGGCGATCGCGGCGAGGATCTCGGCCTGGTAGGCGGTCAGACCGCCCGTGCCTGACCAGTCGATGCAGTCACGGGCGAACGCCTCGGGGCTACTCACCCACGCGGGCGCCGCCGCGAGTACCTCGGGCAGATTCCAGGCGGCCAATGCCGCGCGCTCAACTTCGGCGAGAAGGTTCATGAGTCGTAGATCAGCACCCCAACCGGGGCCTTACCGAACCGCTGCTCAGGGGCGGCGTTGATCTGATACCACAACGCCACCAGCCCCGACGTCACCGGCCAGTTGATAGCACCAGCGGGACCCGCGAGAACGTCAAGGAACCAGGCGAGGTCATCATTGTCATCAGGTCGCTGATGCCACGTGCCGGCCACGAAGGTCGTGCTGGTGTCAGGTTCGACACCATCAGCGAGCAGCGCGATGACACCGGGGAACTGTGAGGGGTCGAGGTTGCTGCCGTCGAACGCGAAGGTCTGCAGCGGCACCCCGACCCAGGTGGTGTCTTGGACAAAGATCCGCTGGGGCTGCGGCCGGTCGAATCGCATCACAGCCTCCGAGTCATGAGTTGGCCAAGATTAGCCGAAGGTTCGGTGTCGAGACGGGTCCAGCTTGCCACGTGGTGGTCGGGCGCCCAGCGCGGACGCGCCACGCCGTCGCGGTGGCAGGCAGCGAGGTCATGTCGGTGGCGGGTGCGCTGTCGGACGCGAACACCCCAATCGAGGCTGTGAACGGCGCTGTTTCGTGGGCCGGTGCAGGGTCAGCCATGAACACGCCGAGCGCGGTGTTGGTGCTGGTCGAGTCGAAGCCACCCAGCCCGACGTCATGCGCGGAGACTGATCGGGCACCAGCGACACCTGCCGTGGTGTCGGTGGCGGGTGAACTATCGGCGACAACACGGGCGCCGCTAGTTGCCCTGGTCGCGGCGTCGCTCGCACCGGCCGTGTCCGCTGCGGTAGCGGACCCGAGCCGAAACGACGACGCGGGAGCGTCGGTGGCGTGCGCCGTGTCCGAGCAGGAGCGGCCCATCACGACGCCAGGTGTCGCGGTATCAGTCGCGGCCGCGGTGTCGACGGCGGCGGCGTGCAGGACCGCGCCAGATATCGAACCACTGTCAACAGCTGGGGCGCTGTCGAGCGCAGGGGTGGCCAAGATGATTGGGCTGCCGACAGCCGAATCGGTAGCGTGCGCCGTATCGGCAGTCGTGACCGAGCCCGGCCGCGATGACCCCACCGCAACATCAGTCGCGTGCGCCGTATCCGATGCGGTGACCGTACTCGAGCGGAACGTGCCAGCAGCGGTGTCGACGGCCGCCGCCGTGTCCGCGGTGGTGAGGGTGTATTCCACGAACTGCTGCTGATCGGTGTCGCGGATCAGCACATCCTCAACGACCGAGACCGTCACCAAGGTCGCCCCGCCGAGCGAGCCGTACGTGTCGCCGTAAACGCCGAGGTACCTGTCAGACGTGCCGCCACCTGTGCCATCGGTGGCTGCCGCCGTGTCGGCTGCGGCCCGGGTGAACGCGCCAGCCTTAGTCGCCGTATCCGTCGCCGCAGCCGTGTCGGGCGGTCCGCGGGTGAGCGCCGCCGAGAACGTGAGCGTTTCGGTCGCATGCGCAGCATCTGCGACAGCGCGGGTGTGCGCAAGCAGCGTTTTGACCGCCGAATCGGTCGCCGCCGCGGTGTCGGATGCAGTGACGTGCCGCCCCATCGCCGGCATCGCGACGTCCGTGGCATGCGCTGTATCCGATGCGGTCACGCTCGCGGTGCGCTGCTGCGTCAACGTCTCCGTCGCGTGCGCAGTATCCGAGCAGCTCGCGGTCATGACGGCCGGCCCGAGGGGACCGATCAGCGTCGCCTGACTAGCGTGCGCGAACGCACCCACGTTCTTAGTCCAACCGCTGGTCGTGTTGGCGCTGCTGACATGCCGCACCAAAGTGACCGTCGCAGCCCCGGTGTTCTTGCCGGTCAGGCTGCCAGAGTGCCCAGTGATCGGCGACGCATCGTTGTCGTCGTACACACCCCACACCACCGACGCCGACCCCGCAGAAACGGTGATCGCGAGCTCGAACCGATACCAGTTGCCGGGGGTCAGCGCGATACCCGTCCCGGTCGCGATGATCCCGGTCGTGTCCTCCACGTAAGGGATGCCCGAGGAGTTGACCGACAGGCGGCATGCGGTGCCGCTCGCATTGCGAATGTCGATGATCCGATCCACCCCGGCCGGCAACCCGGCACCGTTCCACTGGTGCGCCGTCCTCTCCGCGCTGTGCGTTGCCTCGCTGACCACGTACTCCGCGAACGACCCCGTCGACCCGCTCGTGAACAGCCACGTCTCACCGCTGCCCTGACAACTGGGCACCGCGACGCCAGTGTCGGCGACAAGCGTCGCGCCTGTCCCCAACCCGATCGTCATCCCCGACTGGCCACCGGTCGAGGAGTTACCCGACGTGATCGCGGTGCCGTCAGCCAACCCCTGCGGGAAGGTTCGCGCGGTCGTCATCAGTAGCCCCTGCTGTTGATGGCCACGAGGTTGTCCTTGTACAGGTTGTCGCTGTACGTCGTGATCGAGCTAGTGCTGCTGTTCGGCGCGAAACACCACGTGCTGTTGCCGCCCGTGTTAGTCGACACCCCGGTCCAGCCGTGGCCGTCGCTCGCCCAACCGCCCTGGTTGTGCCCGAACCGGTTGTGGATCATTTCGGCGATAGTGATGTGCGCGCCGAGGGAGTTACTCGCGATGTTGATGCAGAAGATCCCGCCGTCGAAGTCGTTGTAGCTGACCTTCACACCGCTGGTGATCTGAACGCCGGTGTTTTGGTTGACCTGCAGGCAGGAGTTGTTTTGGAAGTTGGGGCCGAACTCGCGAATGTTGTTCGCGCTGCCGTTGCCCGACGTCGCGGTGCTCGCGTTCCACGTCGCACCGTCGCCGAACGTCGGGTCAACGAACCCGCGGAACGTGCACCCGATGATCTCCATGTTCTGACCGCCCTGAAACTGGCAGCAGTCGGAATGGCAAGGCCCAGGAGCGACACCGTTACGCTTCTGCCCACCGTCGGTCAGGTCCGCGCACAGGTCATGGACATAACAGTTGTAGTGGTAGGCGTTCGCGTTGTTCGGCTGCGCGCCGCTACCCGGGTTACGAGGCCCGAACCCGTCGATGGTGCGCCAAATTTCGCAACGCCACGCCGTGTAGTTCCCGCCGATCAGCCCGTTACCGTTGTTCTTCAACGTCGGGTTGAAGAAACAGTCGAAGAACTTGACGCCGCTGATCAGCCCCGACGTGCACGTGACCAGCTGCGAGGCGGTGCTCGAGGAACCGCAGAACTCGCAACTGTAGAACGTGACACCGGCTGCGGTGACCGTGACCGCACCAGTGAACTTCACGCCGATGATGATCTGGTTCGCGGTGGAGAAGATCAGGTTGCCGGATGCGAACCCCGCGGCGGTCTGCGACGTCAACGACCCGACCGCGATCTTGTGCACGCTGTACTGGCCGTTCGGGCCGACCTGCGTCCCCGCAGCGGTCGAGGCGATCGTCGCCGGCTGCCACAGTTCCTTCGCCGGCGCGATCGAGGAACCACCTACCGCACCGGTCGCAACATCGCTCGCGTGCGCCGTGTCCGAGCCGGTGCGCGCCAACCGGATCGCGGTCGTCAACTGCTCGACCGTGGGTGCGCTATCCGCGGCGCCGCGGTGGCTCGCGATGAACTGCAGCAACCCGTCGTTGGCGATAGCAACATCCATCGCCGCCGCGATCTTGCGGGTCGACGGTCCGATGACCGCGTCGAACGCCTGCGCCGCATCGCTCGCCGTCAGCAGATGCTTGCGGGCGGTGCTCATCGACTCAATCGCGGTCGCGATATCGAACACCGTCTGCGACGTCGCGGACGGGAACCCGCTCTGCCCGATGTGAACCTTACGGACCCGCGTCAACGACGGCATGTCAGGTGCCGCGCAGGTGATGAGCCCATTCGACAACCAGTTCCTGGTTCGCGTCCTTCGGAATCGGTGAACCGATCAACGCACGCGCGACCGTATGCCCAGCAGTCGACGTCGCATCAGCGAGCGCATCGTTGACCAACACAACCTCAGTCAACGGCACCACTGTTGTCGCGACCCCAGCCAACCACGTGCACTGGTAGGTGATCGACCACGACGTCACACCGGCGACCGTCACCTGCGCCGAGCTCGGGAACGTCGCATCGAACCCAGCATCGGAGCCGGTCACGTACGTGTCGAGCGCCGACCCCGCGCCGGCCTTGCCAGGTGTCGTCGACCCGGTGCCCAACTTCATGCCGGTCGGCACCGCCAGCGCACCCGCGATACCCGCGCCACGCTCCGCGTACATCTGATCCCCGACAGCGGTGACCAGATTGTGGGTAACGATGCACAGCAGCAGTTCACCGTTCGGGCCGAACTTGCGGACCGTGACGGTCCCGCTGATGCCGAGCCCGCTAGCTGATCGGCGCCTCACGACGAGACCTGCCGAGTTTCTCGCCCGACGCCCAGCGCGCCTTCGCGACCTCCGAATTGCGGGCAACCATCTTCGCCCTGTACTCGGGATCGCGCCACCGCGCACGAGACTGCTCCGCGAACGCGGCCTTTTGCTCGGGTGTGCGGTGGCGCGGCGCAACAGGGATGCGTTCGGTCGGCCGGACGCGCTGCCGCTTCCTCGTCCCGTGCTCCTTCTGCTCGATACGCTTGATCACGTTGCAGTTCGCACACAGCAGCGCGTAGCGGGTACCGTCGTCGGCCATCACCGCACGGTAAAGCGCATTCTGACCTTGTCTCTTGGCTCTCTCGACCGCCCCGTCGCCGGCCACATGGTCGATCTGCAACGCACGCGCATCGGCGAACCCGCACCGCTGACACTTGCCCCCGAGGTGAGCAAGCGCGCGGGCGCGCAGCGTCTGACTGGATTCGCCCTGCGTGACCGAGAAGCACGCCACGCAATAGGCCGAAAGCCCGTCGGCACGGGCCTTGTTCCGGTAGAACTCGCCGATTTCCTTCTCGACCCCGCACCTCGGGCACCTCTTCATGCCTCCAGTGTAGGCGCTAGTTCAATAGAAGATCAAGTCAGTTTGTGACACTCTCGGTCACGGTCAGCTGGTCGCCGCTGGTGTTGAATGTCGCAGGAGCGCTCAAAAGTGTCTCGAACAGCATCTGCCCGGACAGCAGCGACGTGAAGATCCCCATCTTCGCGACCGTGACGGGCAGGCTGTCGGTGCCGTTCGCGGTGAACACGGCGGTCAGCGTGTAGCTGGCGACGCCGGTCGTGTGAGCGTAGGCGCAGATCTTGCGGATCAGCCCACCGCCGGCGGTCGTGATCTCCGACGGCAGGGTCGTGTCCGTCGCGTTCGCGGCACCGCTGTCAGCCGTGAGTCCCATGAAGATCGCTGGCGCGCCGCCGCCGAGGATCTGATACACACCCGACGCCGGGGTCGAGCCGGCCGCGCCACCAGGTGTCGCAGGGTTGTACCAGCGGTCGACCGTAGCAACGGTCGACGTGTTGGACACGATCACACCGAACACGCCGGCCATGACGATCACGTGACCGGCCCACTGGTTGGATGTCCACGCCTTACCCGTGTCGGACGCGGTGGTGCCGGTCGGGCTCGAGGTGGTTGTGCCTGTCACGCCGACAATGTCGCCACCCATCTGGCGGGCTTGCGCATCATTGCCCACATTTACCTTCATGCGGTCACCTCAGGCGATGAGGCGGCCTGAACTTCCGGCTTGAACCCTGCGTCGAGCGCCGCATCCGTCGGGTAGTCGGTTGGGAGCAGCTCCGAGACGGGCGGATCACCGGGTACGACACCCGCGGACTCGGAGGCCAGCGCCTCCGTTGGGCTCGGCCCGTCCCAACCCTCGGGGACACCAGACGGGCAGCCGAGCTCTTCGGCAAGCAGATCCTGCGTCGGGATCGACTCAGGCACCGCGACCCACGCCGGCGGTTCATGGGAATGCCGCACCCACAACCCGTCAGGCCCGGCGACCGCCGACAGGATCTGCAACCGCGAGTACCCGCCGTCACCGGTCGGGACGGTCACGATCGTCACCCTCGACCCGTCGAGACGCGCGGCGCGTTCCTCGGTCAGCACCGCTCCGGACCCGTCAGGGTGCAGCTGCGGTTTGCCGTCGGCGTCGAGGACCGGCGCGTTCTGCCACGCTTTCGCGGCGGTGTTCCCGAGGAAGATGTGCATCAGCGACCTCCGTGCTCGACGGTTGACGGGGCAAAGCTACCACCAGCAGCGCAGCGACACGCACAAGCGCCCCACCCCAGATAGACACCAGGATGGGGCGCTAGGGAGTAGCAGGTTACTCGTCGCGGCCAAACGCTTGATCGCGCGCGCGGCGCAAAACGGCGATCAACTTGTTGATGTTCGTACGGTCGAGGGTGACGTACCATCCGGCCTGCTCGCGGGTGAACTGCTTACTCGGCTGCACGGATGCGATCTGGAAATACTCGGTGCCGCGTTGCCAGCGGACCTCGATCGCACCGTCGAAGATCGGGTCCTTGGTCTCGTCGTTGTCGACGTAGGCGGTCGGCTGGGTCGTGGCGACTGTCTCTTTTGGCATGGTGCTACCTGCTTCCATCACGGAGGTTCCGCATCTCGCGGAGCGCACGGCATCACGCCAGCGCACTGCCCAGACTAGGTCGCGGCGGGCGGCGTGTACAGGTGCCAAACCCCACCCAAGCCGTCCCCGGTCGCAGGCTGCCCTGAGGTGTCGCCGCTGTAGGTGTACAGCGCGGCACCAGCCGGATCGTTGACGCCGGTCGCCGTCCATGCCGGGTCGATCGGCTGCGTCGGGTCGCCGCTGTACGTGTACTCCGGCAACGCCGCAGCAGGTGTCGGCGCAGGTGCGGGCGGGTTGATGACAGCGGTCGCGGCCTCGATCTGCGCAGCAGCAGCATCCTCGGCTGCCGTGTCAGCGGCGATGGCATCGTTCGCCGTCGCGAGCTGCGCCGTCAGGTCCGCGACCTGCGCCTCAAGCGCGGCGACCTGCGGATCCGGTGCACCTTTCGATGCCTCGAACGCGGCGATACCGGCAGCGAGGTCGGCGAGCGCCTGGGTCAGTTTGGCTGACGACATAGCAGTCTCCTCAAGATCGTCAAGGCGTTGCAGGATGGACGTGAGCAGTTCTTCGAGGTTCGCGGGACGGTCATCGTCGTCGTCTGAGTCGAACAAGCCCAGAATACCCACGGCGGTCTCCGATCCCGATCGGTTGGTGACGGCGCACCGGGCAACCTACGAGGGAACCCCGGTGCGCCGCCTTCCTGCCTGATCATGCCTCATCCGGCCAAGGATCATGCAGCAAGACAGGCAGGAAACTCAGATCGGCGCGTCGGCCGTCGCGTTCAGAACGTCGAGGAGAACGTCGATCTGGCCCTGAATCTCGATCTTCACAGAGGGGACCGTGGCGTCGAGTTTGCGGGTGCGTAGCTTCCCGAGCTCATCGGTGATCTGTTTGCGGTTCCACGCGTTCGTCGCCCGCTGGCCCATCGTCACGGCTCGGATTGTTTCACGTGTAACCGTCATCGCGGGCCTGGCTCGGGTCGGTCGTCGCGGAACGCCTTGAGGATCGCACGCCACCAGCGACGCAACAGCGTCACGAGTATGCGCCGTGTGTCGGGTAGGCCGAGCATTGGCCCTCGATGTAGACCTGCCCGTTGCCGAGGTCGGTCGTGACCGTTCGCCGAGGCGCGCCGCACGTCGAGCAGAATCCCCAGACAGCGCCGTCAGGCTTGCTCGGCCCGAGCGGAAACGTCGCCGGCGCGGTCACACGCACGACCCGGCGGCGTTCATCGGCGCTCACGCATCGGATGGCGGGGGCGCCTGCGAACCCACTCAGACCACGCTGCCGTAATCTGCCGCTCGTACTCTTCGCGGGAAATGGACCCAGCGCGGTAGAGGTCTTTCGCGCTAATGCGTGCCGCGTCACGCTCCCAAGCGTGTTCCTGCGTTCGGCTCATACGCACGACCCTGCGGCGAGCATCGCCAGGTCCTGCGCCGGGTACGCCTGCAGGTTCGGGACGACGTGCCCGAGTAGACCACCAGGGTCGTCGGCCTCGACCAGATGCCGAGACAGCATGAGCTCATGCAGGACCAGCGGCGTCGACACGTACCCGATCAGCAGATCGATGCCGGCGCCGGCCGCAGGTGTCCACCGGGTGTAGCCGTCGTCGGCGGTCCCGTCGACCTGCAGCCAGCGGCTGCCAGCGCGTGCCGGCCAGATGACGATGCTCAGCGCCGGGTTCGTGGTGTCGGGCACCTCAAGGTAGTGCTGGCCGGATGCGTTCGCGACCTGGTCGACCGCGGCCGCGACGATGCCGTGCTGGGCGTCGACCCCACCAGACACCGACCACGTCACCGGAGCGCACGCCTTCCACGGCGTCGAGGTCGCCGGTGTGAGACCGAGGAGCATCGCGAGCGCCATGATCGCGCCACCCACCAGGCCGATCACCGGCGCGGATCCCATGTCGTCGGCTCATGACCGAGGAACATGATCAGTTCGCCGTAGCCGAACCCGCCGCGTTCGGCCATACGTTCCGCCGACTGACCCGATCCGTACTGAGCCGAATATCCGGCATATGTCTGCAAGTGCTCGGCCCAGCTGATCGATCCAGGACCTTTGCCAAGCTTCCGGCTAGCCTGCACGGGGGCACGCCGACCGCAGATGCACGTCGGGCAGTGCAGCTCGCTCATCGGTTGCGCCGGATCGTCGGGCCGAGCATCCGCTGCACCTCAGCGCCGGTCGCCATCGTGACCGACGCCAACACCACCGCGTCGCCATCCATGCGCCACACGACCTTGATCGACGTACGGCGGCGCAGCACGGCGAGCGCAAGATCCCATCGTGCGCGCCGTGGCCAGCGTGGGATCGGCAACGTCACCTCAAGGGCGTCCAGCCCGCTCATGATGGCCACTGGACGGGGCGGCCGAGGATCCGCAGCCAGTCACGTTCGTCGGCGAGCGCGTCGTAGATTGGGCTCGCCTCACTGTCGAGGTTGGCTACGGTACGTCCCGCAGCGAGGTTGTCACAGACCGACAGCAGGTGCTTGATCACGCCGTTCGGGTCGAAGTAGGAACAGCGGCAGGCGCGGCTCATGGCTTGCGTCGCAGCAGCACGGTGGTTTCGCAGTGCCACAAGATCACGCGCGATTCGACTTCCCAGCCGTCACCCAGCTCGGCGACCTCCCGGTCGACGCGCTTACCAGATTGGGTGCGCGCGTAGTCGAACATCATCGTGCCGTCGGTTTGGGTCAGCGACACATCCGAGAACGTGACGGTCGCCTGCCGCAGGTCGGTGTCCGACTGGTCATACATCTGCTGCGGCGGGAACGCGGCAGCCTCATCGAGGATCACATGGTCGGGGTTGCTCATTTCGTCCTCCTGGCCGGTCGAGGAACTCAAGGCCGACAGTACGCGCATCACGTGAGGTTCGACAAGACCACGAAATCGAGCGGTCGGTGGATGATCGGCATGACCAGCGCCCAATCCCGCAGCAGCAGCACGCTGTTGACGTTCCACCGCCCAGCCTGCTCCGCGATCACCGCGCGGGAGCAGCGCACCAGCTCGGCATCCCAGACCGGATCGATCCCACGCTCACGAACCAGATCGTCGTAGATCACGGGAGCGTCGCAGGATGGCCACCGCATGGATTGAGCTCGCCGCAGACTGTGCATCGGCCACCCGTCGCACGCCAGCCGCTGATCAGGTTGCGGTCAACACGCGGCTCGGGTGCGCACGGCGGTGATTTCGGCGGCGGCGGGTCGGTTGGCACACTCCCAGCGCATTTCACGCCGCCCTTCGTGACCCGCTGCCACGGATCGCCATCGGCAGGATGATGATCGATCCACCACTGCCGATCCTCAGCTGCCTCGACCCTCCATGCGTGCAGCACCCAGCCGAAGCCGATGCCAAATAGCCAGAACCCGAGCACGGCAACGAGGATCACGACGGCACCGCCGGCGCCTCGAGCTCGGTCGCCGGAGGCGAACTCCCAGCCACCACCCCGCGCAACATGACCACCACCACCTCCCGAATCTGATCCCACCGCGCCGGCTCAAGCTGCCCCACCGACAACCCAACCGCCCGCAACACACCCTCGACCAGCCAACGCGTCCACGCCGACCACGCCGCACCCGTGTTCTGCGCCAAGCTCACCAGCGCATCGTCCACGTTCGTCGCCGAGCACACGCGGATCACCTCAAGCAGGTGCTTACGCTCCCGCTGGTACAGCTCAACCACGATCGGAATACCCGCCCGCGACACCGTCTCATCGTCAGCCGTGTTCCGCGCACCGGTACCACCAGACCGGCTCACCTTCGACTCCGTGCCCCACGACAACCCAGCCGCCGACAACTTCTGAACCTCCCCCCGCAGATACTCACAGTGACCAGCCGTCCACTGCAGCTCCTCCAACAGCGCCTCCGCCCGACCGATATCCCGCCGCAACCCGAACGTCGTGATCACCTTGTCGAGCTGCTTAGTCGCCATCCGCCGGCGAGCAGCCACCTTCGCCGCCCGAGCCCTGCCACCATGAAACGGGCACACCGACTGCCCCTCCATCGGCCACCGACGACACTGCCGGATGCCCTCGAGCTCACCAGCCAGGTTCCTTGGGAGAGCGTGCGCCGAGCACCTCCTCGGGTCGTGAACAGCGCCGCAGCGGTCGCAGGTTGGGGTGGTCATGGGTGTCTTGTCTCGGGTGGTGTGCCTGTCTCTAGGAGTGTGTGTGTCTCTATTACACACTCCTGTAAGGAGGGGACATGGGACAAGATGCGTTTCCGCAGGTCAGGGGCATGATCATTTGGTGTTGGGACAGGATTCTTGTCCCAAGGCTGTTTTGGGGGGTGTTTGGTGTGCGCCATTGTGCCTCTGACCTGCGGTGTCCCGTTGTCCCACGGGTTTCGTGAGACAGCCGTTGGGACATGGGACAGGGGGTTAGTCGAGTTCAGCATCTGGGTGCCCTTCGTTGATGCGTTTCCATTCGTCGGAGTGGGTTTTGAGGCAGCGTCCGATGGTGGATCGGGAGACGTTGACGACCTCTTCGAGTTCGCGGATTGTCATCTGTTCGCCGAAGGCGTCGCGGGCGTGGACGATCATTTCCCAGAGGTTGGCTTGGGGGTCGTTGTTGGGCATCCACGGCCATTCGCCTCCTCGTTTCATCGCCAGGGGCCATTCGCGTTGGTCGCGTGCGCCGCGCCAGTGTTCGATGGTGCCGTCCTCGTCGAGCCACAGGCCGAACTCGGGCCACCTCACCCATAGTGACGCTCCGTAGGGGCGGCGGGGTCTGCGGCGTTGGCCGGTTTGGGCGTGGGGGGCGTGGGTTTCGATGATGATCGCGGCGCCGGTGGCGCGGACGCGGTCGAGTGCTTGGCTGACGGGGCGGGCGGTTTTTTCTTCGTTGGGGTCACCGCTGGCCATGCGGTACAGGGGGCCGGTGACGAACAGGTTGGGTCTGCTGGCGGCGATGAGTTGGTCGAGCCAGGTGCAGTCGGCGGGG